TGTAAAAAAGGTGACTGGGTGATTTTTGCAAAGTATGCAGGATCACGTATACAAATTGACGGGGGCGAAGTTCGCTTGCTAAATGATGATGAAGTTTTAGCAAAAATTGATAACCCTGAAGATATACTTCATCAATATTAATAACCATAGAAAAGGAGATAAACTATGCAAGATATAGACAAACCTGTTGATATCGATATTTCTGGACCAGGAGCGGAAGTCACTCTAGACGAAAAAATAGAAGAAACTTTAGCCGATAACCCAACCCAGGAGATAGCAGATGATGCAAATAAAGAAGAAGGCGTTAAATACGATAATGAGTCCAATGACTCACCTGAGAAACCTGCTGAGCATGTTGATGTTCAAGAAGGAGAAGAGAAAAATACAGAACAAAAGAAAGAATTAGAAGAATACTCTGATGGAGTAAAAAGAAGAATAGCTAAACTAACTAAAAAAATGCGTGAAGCAGAGAGACGTGAAGAAGCGGCTACTATGTATGCAAAAAGTGTTTTGGCTGAAAAAGAAAAACTTAATTCTAGACTTACAAAATTAGATACAGGATTTGTATCTGAAAAAGAAGGTAGAATTAAATCAGGTATGGAAGCCGCTGTTTCTAAATTAGCGAAAGCTAGAGAAGAAAATGATCTAAAATCTGAAGTTGCTGCAAGTGCAGAAATTTCTAGACTAGGTTATGAAGAAGCTAGACTTGCAGACCTTAAAGCTAATAATGCAGAAATCAAAGCTGATCAAGCATTACAGTTAGAACAAAAACAATACCAACAAGTGGAAACTCCAAGAAGAGTAGATACTAGAGCTAGAGATTGGGCTCAAAAAAACTCTACTTGGTTTAATAGAGACCCTATTATGACTGAAGGGGCTAAGGTAATACATAGACAATTAACTGAAGTTGAAGGATATGATCCGAATACTGATGCTGATGAGTATTATATGGAAGTAGACCGAAGAATAAGGGTTGAATTCCCCCACAAGTTTGATATAGTTTCAGACTCGACCAACAAACCTACTCAAACTGTTGCATCGGCAACGCGTAGTAGTAAAATATCAGGTCGCAAAACTGTGAAACTCTCACCTTCACAAGTAGCAATTGCTAGAAAATTAGGTGTGCCACTTAAAGACTATGCGGAACAATTAAAAATCACGGAAGGAGTATAAGCATATGGAAAAAACAGAAACAAACAAAACTTCACGTGCGAGTCAGACTAGAGAAAAAACTTCTCGACCGAAAGTCTGGTCTCCACCATCTTTATTAGATGCACCCCCTGCACCAGCAGGTTTTGTACACAGATGGCTGAGAGCTGAATCAATGGGATTCGACGATTCTAAAAACGTACAAGGTCGTATTAGATCTGGTTACGAATTAGTAAGAGCCGATGAATATAATGAAGCAGACTATTCAGTTGTACAAGACGGTAAATACAAGGGAGTGATCGGTCAAGGTGGCCTAGTGCTCGCTAGAGTACCCGAAGAGATTGCGAAACAATACGCTGACTATTATCGTAGACAAGCGCAGGAAAATGCGGAAGCATTCGACAACGATCTCATGAAGGAAGAGCACCCAAGTATGCCTATCAATATTGATAGACAAACTCGCACAACCTTTGGTGGTACGAAGAAATAGTTTTTTAACAATTTCTAGTTTCATCATTTAAACTATAAACAATGGAGAAAAAATATAATGGCAAACAATCAAGATAATGCCTTTGGTATAAGAGCCATAGGTAAAATCGGCCAAAATAGAGATAACCAAGGTTTAAGTGAATACGTAGTAGATGCTTCGGCAACAGCTATCTATTTCCAAGATCCAGTAAAAGCATTAAACACTGGAACTATTGGAGTAGCTGCAGCAGGAGATACGTTACTAGGTGGACTTAACGGTATATTCTTTACACAAGCCGATACACAAAAACCAACGTTCGCACAACATCTCAATGCAAGTAATACTGCAACGGATATTGTGGCATTTGTATCAGACGATCCTTACGAAAGATTTGAGATACAATCGGACAATACACTAGCATCTGCTCAAACAGACGTGTTCATGAACTATGACATTCTGTACGCAGCAGGTGATTCAGCAAACTATGTATCAAATGTAGAATTAGATGACTCAACTTTGAGTTCAACTAATGGACAATTGAAAGTAGTGGGAGTTGCAAAAGATCCTGACAATAATAATTTAGCTGCAAGTAATGTTAATTTTGTTGTTATGATCAATGAGCACTTCTTAAATTCAACGGCAGGAGTATAATCATATGGCTATATCACGAGGACAACTAGTTAAAGAACTAGAGCCAGGTTTGAACGCCCTGTTCGGCTTGGAATATAAGAGGTACGAAAATCAACATGCTGAGATATATGCAACAGAAACATCAGACAGAGCTTTTGAAGAAGAAGTTATGTTATCTGGTTTCGCTAATGCTCAAGTAAAACCCGAAGGATCAGGTGTAGTTTTTGACAGTGCTCAAGAAACTTTCACTGCTAGATACACTATGGAAACAGTGGCTCTTGCTTTCGCAATTACTGAGGAAGCGGTAGAAGATAACCTGTATGACAGACTGTCAAGCAGATATACAAAAGCGTTAGCAAGAAGTATGTCTAACACTAAGCAAGTTAAAGCGGTTAACCCTTTGGTTAATGGTTTTGGAGGTGGTTTCACTTCTGGGGATGGAAGCAATTTATTTGCAACTAATCACCCTACTATTGCTGGTGTTGTGTCAAACACTCTTACTACAGCAGCTGACTTAAACGAAACTTCATTAGAGCAGTCGTTGATCGACATCGCGGCTTTCACTGATGAAAGAGGTTTAAAAATTGCAGCGAAAGCGACAAAAATGATTGTCCCTTCTGCGCTACAGTTTCAAGCTGAAAGATTGATGAAATCAGAAGGCAGAGTTCAAACTGCTGATAACGATATCAATGCAATCAGATCAATGGGAATGGTTCCTCAAGGTTACAGAGTGAACAATTTCTTAACTGATCCTAATGCATTCTTCCTTATCACTGATGTTCCAAACGGAATGAAACATTTCGTTAGAACACCAATCAAAACAGCTATGGAAGGTGACTTCGACACAGGAAACTTAAGATTCAAAGCTAGAGAAAGATACCAATTTGGTGTTTCTGACTTTAGAGGAATTTTCGGTTCTCCAGGTGCTTAATCACTAATATATTAAATTAAAAGGGGGCTACCAAGCCCCCTTTTTTTATGATAGAAAGACAAAATAATCATGAAAAAGTTCTTAATTAAAATCACTGCTTACGGATATATAACCGAGTTTAAGGTTATAGCTGAAGATAGCTCAAAAGGGGTGGAAGAAGCAGTCCTTGACAAGCTAGGAGAAAATGATATTAATTGGGAGAAGTCAGACTTTTATGACTTAAATAGAAAATGGTTAACCTTTGAGGAGATTAACGATGACGAACTTACAAGACCTCTACAAGCAGAAAAGGTCTCTGGAGTTGAGTTGGGAGCAGGAGCATCTTAACGAGGGTAGATATACTCTTGATATGGTCAGAATAGATCATAAAGTTAGAAAAGTAATTGCTGACATTAAGATGAAAGAAGCTGAGCTAGCACATCATGTTAGCAAAGTAGAAGACTCCGCACCACAAGTTTCTGTAGCTACTTAGTAAAAAGCTACATCGCTAAAATCGTACTTTTACCCTAAGGATATCTTGCACTCTTTTAAAAAATAACATATAAATAAATCACTATACATTAAATTGGATATCGACGCGTATAGTCGACGGCCTAGAGACGGTATTCAAATAACTAGGAGGATAATAACATGGCAAATACTACATTTTCGGGACCAGTCATTTCAAAAAATGGCTTTATAACAACAGGACCCGGAGCAACAAAAGCAATTAATTCTACTGGCTTAGGTACAGCAGGTTTACCTTTAACGGTTAATGCTCACGCTGGAAGAATTTTAATTTCGCAAGACGCAGATGGTATTTATACTTTACCAAGCATTAATGCGAATGCTAACTCTGCTGTAGCAGGATCAACTGACTACAACAATCCAAATAATCTTGGTGCTACATTTATGTTTTACATAGACATACTAGCAACTGATGTTCAAATTCAAACAGATGGTATTGATAAGTTCACAGGCGCAGCTATGATTGCAGTAGATGATGGAGCTAAAAAAGCTTTCTTTCCAGCAGCAGCAAATGATGTTCTTTCTATGAATGGAACAACAACTGGTGGGATCGTTGGGTCTGTAATTCAAATTACAGCTTTAGAATCTGCTCAATATCTGGTGCATAATACTTTGATCTTAGGATCAGGTGCTATTAGTACACCATTTAGTGATACGTAATAAATAATTAGTGTGGGGCTTCGGCCCCACATATAAATTTTAAGGAGAAAAAATATGAGTTCATTTTCAAGTGACCAATCAGTAGCACACGCTGCAGCAGACGCACAAATGGTTCCTGTAACACAAAGAGCTAGAGTAACTTCTATTCAAGCAGAAGGTGTTGCTAGTGCTAGTGTCGTTTTAAAAAGTGGTGGAGCAGCGGGAGCTGTAATTGCTACTTATAAATTTGCAACAGAAGGATTAAATATTCTGTGTCCTGGTTCGGGTATTTTATTTAAAGAAGGTGTTTATTTAGACTTAACAAACACACCTGGTGTTACTATAACCTTTACATAGGATAACTAATGGCCAATGTTACTTCAGGCACTACAACATTTGACAAAAC